AGTCACGACATTGTTCTCATCTAGTTTGGCAAAGTGGCTCACGCTATCGTCACCGTTTCTGAAGTAGTGCTAGTGGCTGTGACAGTATAAACATCTTGATCCCCAATTCTAGTGACTGAATGTGTCACACCAGCGGAGAACTGTACGATAGCGTCTTTCGATATTGAGAACACAACCAGTCCGGAACCGCCAGCGGAACTGTCCCCCCCACCACCGCCTGTATTAACGGTTCCAGGTGTCGTGTTGCTTCCGCCTCCTCCGGAACCGCCAGCCCCGCTAGGCCCACCGCCACCACCGCCAGCGCGCGTGACTGCCGAACCTGTGATGGACGAAGAAACACCAGCCCCACCCGTGCCTCCGGAACTTCCACTGGAGTTCGTTCCGGCGCTTCCGGCACCACCACCGCCACCAGCAGGGTCCACTGGTCCAACGATTCCGCCTGAGCCGTTATAGCCCTGCCCAGAAGTTCCAGCACCTCCGGAACTCGAGAAGCGACCACCTCCACCGCCGGAACCTCCGGAGCCACCAGAGGCGTTGTTGGACACACCACCGTATCCCCCGCCCAAAGAAGTGACAGTGCTAAAGACAGAATTGTTGCCGTTATTTCCGCCGGTGGCACCACCAGCGCCAACGGTTATGGTGTAAGAACCTGCGGATACAGCAATGGGAGATTCCGCACTAGCCCCACCTCCGGAGGACTCACCGCTAACCGAACACCGATATCCACCTGCGCCACCGCCACCCTGGTTGCTTCCGCCACCACCACCACCGCCAGCAATAACAAGATATGTAGCAGAGAACGGTCCACCAGTGGCAGGGGACATTTTGTTACGCTTGCCCAGACTGGTGAGGGTAGTTCTCGACATAGAAGTAACAGCCATTAGTTGCTACCCCCCTAGACGGTTACTTCAGCACCGAAAGCGTTGATGGAAAGCTCAGAGGCAGTACCTGATCCTGATACACCCAGCACATCAGTAGCCTGCATAGCCACACCCAGAGTCAAAGTTGTGGTGTCATTAGCTGCCACAGGCACATCATAAGCAAGGTAGTGCTTATCTGAGATTGCATCACCGTCAGTACGCAAAGCCAAGCGGAATGTGTCAGCAGCGCTCGCCCTGTTGCAGATAGTGATAGTGCTAATCACAGTTTCAGTGCTTGCAGGCACAGTGTAAAGATCTGTCAGGGTAGGACCTGAAGTAATATCCAGTTGCCCCAGAACCTTGTAAGAACTAGCCATTGTTTTCCGTTTCTCCTATGCACCCATGAGCAGGAAAGTCTGCTCAAATCCTACAGCAGCGCCACCAACAGCCTGCCATGAAGCCCCAGAAAAATACTCCAAAGAGTCAGTGTCTTTCAGGAACCTCATCTGTCCCTCCCCAGGAGAAGGAATCGCAGCAGTAGCAGCAGCGTTGTTCGCAAAGACCATCACTACCTGATCTTGCAAGAATGTTTGCACATTGTCAGCGGTGAGGACTTCCCCAGCAGTAAATGTGCGGTATCCAGCAGGTGCGCCAGCCATGAGTCTCCTAGAAAGCTAAAGCGTTATTACTGTCAAGTTTACCAAACACAGTGTCATCCAGCACCAGGAATGTCCAGTCGAGAGAACTCACACTGATAAACATGTCATGCCTGGAGGTTTCAATCTCATGATTGATCCTAATAACCTGCCCATACTGTTGGATGGCTGACCCAATGTTGTTAGGGGTGAAAGTGATATTGATGATGTCACCAATCTCCAACCCCAAACAGGTTGCCTTATTGCTTGCACCCACAGTGTCCAGGTTCACCCTGATGGTTTCAAACCTGTACTCAGGGTCCCCATACTTTTGCACAAGGAAGTTAGCGAGGTTCTGCAACTGCAAATCTGTGGAAACGAGGGTGTCAAGTTCCACACTGGTCACACCGTAAGCGGTTTGGGATCTGCTGTTGTTAGCTGTTGCTGTGCCTGCATTGCTGGTAACAATCGCCTGGTTATAGAGAAGCTCAGAGCCATAGTTCACTGCAGTCAAAGTGAAGGGAATACCTGTGCCATCATCAGCGAAATCTACGACACTAGCAGTGGTGGGTGTGGCATCGAGACGATCCCTGAAAACCAGGTCACCAGTCTTGCTCACAAACAGGAGCCCCTGCTCACTCTCAGCAACCTTCTGCAGATAGGTCAGCGCGTTACCCTCGAACACATCAGCACCCAAAGTGCTCACACCATTATCAATGTTGCGCTTAGCTGAGGGCCAATCCACAGACTCCATATCCAGAACAGCGTTCACACGCGCCCCAGACAGTTGCTGTGTAGCAGTCCCAGCAGTCAGCACCTGCCTTGCAAGCAAAGTGAACTCATCAGTAGCCTGAATCTCAGCCCTAGAATCCCCATCAGGAGTGTAAGAATAATTCCAGTCATCAATCGTGGTGGTGATAGTACGCACACCATCTACAGTCACACGCACCGCACGCCTAGGAACAATAGCCCCAGCGAAAGGTGAGCTCGCATAGTTAGGGTCAAAAGCGCGATCATCGTTATTGAGAATCACATTCAGGCTGCCAGAGTTGAACCTGTCAAGGTCCCTGTTCTTACCGCGATCAGTGCTCAAAGTGATAACCCTGTCAGTGATGTCCTTGAACACAACACCACCCAAAGTGTAAACAGTATTATCCAACACACCAGCCACAGGGTCATCCAGGATGAACCCCTCAACAGCTCCCAGCTCTACAACTGTTGCCATTAGGCTCTCGCAAACACAGGGCCAGAGGTGCGCTCATACCGTTTGATAGCTGTGACAATCTGCTCACCAATCTGAGCACCGTTAGCACCCATCCCAGCGTTCACAGTGATATTGATTTTCGCGCCCCCACCCATCTGATTGTTAGGGATGATAGTGCCACCACCCTGATTAGGCACAAACAACTCAGGACCCATCTCGCCAACCAGGTAAGGTCTGCCACCAAGAACAGGACCACCCACAGCTCTAGTGGGCACAGGTCCCACAGACAGTTGATCAAAACCAAGAACAGCGTTCCTGATTCCTTCACCAATAAACTTACCTAAACTGTAAGGCAAAACCTTTTGAACATCGGTGCCTAGCTGTTTCAGTTGCTCAATAGTGGTAGTGCCACCCTTACCTTGCAGTAGATTGATGGTGTCATTGATGATACCCAGGGCAGTACCAATGTTCTCCAGGTTTCGCCCAAGCTGGCCCAAACCATTGAGCAGACTATTTTTCGTCAAGTCTGCAAGGAAGTTACCCACATCAGACTCCACAAAACGGTTTGCCTCAGCAGCAATTACACCAAACCCTGCCGAGATGGTAGCCATGCCCTCTTGAAAACGAGTGTCCTCAAAGATTTCCTTGACAGCAGGGAGAACCTTCTCGCCCAGCAGCTCCTCAATACCATCAACGATTTTGTCAATAGAGTTGAAAATTGCAATGAAGCCCTGCTCAATCGGCTCTTTGTTCTCATTCATCCATTCAGAGAAGTCCTCAAGCCGAGGATTGATGTGCTCAAGTAGCGCATCACCAATAGGAATAAGGCTTTCTTTAGCCGTCTCCATCGCCACAGCAAACTTATTTGCTGCGGTGTCTTGGACAATCGCTAGCGCCTCATCGAGAATCCCCACATCATCAGCCATCAAGCGCATGATTTCTGCGTTGTCCTCAGCGTTAGCGCCCATAAGGTCAAGAACACCCATCAAGGCGCGAATGTTGCCAAACACAGATGAGGCAGCTTCCTCGTTATCCCCAAATCTTTCTTTCAAAGTTTGTAGGGTAGACAACAACCCTTCCTCGCGGATTTGGTCACGCAATCCTTGAGCTGAAAGACCCATGTCTGCTAGTGCTTCATTTGCTCCTACGGTAGGGCTCAGGATGGTTGCCATGACCTGTCGCAACTGAGTAGTCGCAATCCGCGCATCAGAACCAGTCTTTGACATGGCAGCAACAGAACCGGCAACCTGATCGAATGAGATACCCATTTCAGCAGCGATAGGCAACACCATGCCGAGCGCATCTGCAAAGTCAGCAGGCTCAGCTTTACCCAAACGCACAGCTTCAGCCAAAATATCCACAGCCTTAGTACCGCTTAGGTTTTCAGCACCAAAGGCGTTCATTGCCGAGGTTGCAAGATCCGCAATAGTCTTGGTCTCACCCAAACCAATAGCAGTACCCTTCAGGGCTGCCTCTAAGACTTCTGTAGCCTGAGCGCCACGCAAACCAGCAGAGGTGATGAAGAACAGCGCCTCACCGGCCTCATTAGCGCTAACACCAAAAGAGGGTCCTAGCCTTCTCGCAGCCTCCTCTAGTTCGCCAATTTCATCAGCGGTAACACCCACCAAACCTTGAATCTTGGCAAAGGTGGACTCAAAGGTTGCAGCTTCACGCACACTAGCGACACCCACCGCAGCGATAGCACCGGCAGCAATCCTGCCCACATCTACTGCAAAGTTCTGGAAGTTAGCCAGAGCTCGCGTAGCGTTGTTTAGCCCCTTACCATCAAACTTAGTTACCAGGGGAATAAAGATAGCCATTAGAATCCTGCCTTACGCATTGCTAGTTCTCTGGTTGCATCCTGCATAAACTTCTTGATTGCTCTCTCACCGATACCCTCAATCTGTGGATAACGCTTCACTGCGGAATCATAAACAAAGTATCCACCGCGCCCCCTGATTGGTTTATACGCCCTAATGCCTTTATTGAAAGCCTGCCCCTGCCCATTTATTCTGTGCTGTAGCCCAGAGTATCCTCCGCGCTCATACACTCTTGAGAAGCGTGCCCCTGGTCTCCTGGAGGATCCTGCAAGCTCAGCGTAATCAAAACCGATACCGCCACCAGCGCGAGTGCCCCCAGTGAACTTCATTGCAAGTAAGCGACTAGCGCCACCGCGAGCACGCCCAGGAGTAAAGGACACAGAGGAACGCACAGTCCCAGTCCATCGAGTCACACCGTCATGGTTCATCCCAGATAAAGGAGCCTGCTCAGGGACATCCCCAGCGATAGCCTTAGCTACAGGATTGATGCTCCCACGCATCTCAGCGCGAAGTTTATTTATCGCTTTCCTGTCAAGGTTTCTGAGCTCTTTAGTCACATCAGCGACACCCTGAACGCGCATCTGAGTAGAAAGCAAGGCAGACTCCAATCCTGCCTTCTATTCTATCGCCTACGCTTACGCGGTCTCTGAGCTGCTTTAGCCTTCGCCTCCAGCACCTTCTGAATAGTGAACAACATGCGAGGGTGCAAGTCAGCAAGATCCTGTGGGCTGATACCAGTCTCCACAGCAATCTGTGCAATCATCCAGTGAGCTGAGGAATCCCCCAGCCCCTTGATTATTTTGGG